GGCAGAAATGAACAATGCGCCACAAGATGAAATACGCGAACTAAGCAAAAAGGTATTCGCCGCAGACAATCAAGTGAGTTCTGCGTCAGTAGAATTAGGCAAAATAAATAATGCTATACAAGAACAGCGTGACATTGCAGGAGTTAAGCAGGTTAGCGATTGGAAATTTGGTGACGATACAAGCCTAAGACCGCATACGTCAGAAAAGTTTTTTGTTGACCCTCTGGATGATATTAGAAGCACTGTCTATCACGAATATGGTCACACAGTGCATCAGGAATATAATAGGGTAGCTTTTCAGTATAGTGGCAATGAACCTGCCTTAGAGCAGGTGTTAAAGCGATTAAATCGCAAAAGAGACAAGATGCAATCTACAAAGTATATGCAAAAAAACGGCTTGGAATGGTGGGCAGAAAGTTTTAGTTTACATAATATGGGGAGACAGGACTTAGTAGACCCTAGAATGAATGCGCTAATTGCGGCTATAGCAGACTCGCCTGTACGTTTGTCGGAGCAAGAACTTCAAGCAGTCGTTGATAAAGCAGACAAAGAAATGAAGGCGAATAAGAGGAAGAAATAATGGCAGACCTATTTGATACAGCATTAAAGTTGTCACAGACAGAACCAATGACACAAGAGATTATTGACGCGCTAGAGTCATTAGCGGAACTAGCAGAACCAGACGATGCTAGAGGTTTAGGCATGATCCTAGAGGGCGCGTTGATGGATTTTAATGACAGTATAAACATGGAGACAGAAGAAGATGCCTTACGGTAAAGGATCATACGGTTCAAAGGTCGGCAGACCTAAGAAGAAGAAGCGCAAGACGAAGAAGTAATGTGCTAAACTAACATTTTATTTAACTACTCCAAGTGAGGTTCGTACACATGAGCGATGAAATCATGGAAACACAAGCTGAGACTGAAACAGTTCAAACACAGGATAAGACGTTTACACAGGAAGAATTAGATCGCATTGTTGCTGATCGCATTGCTAGAGAACAACGCAAGTTTGATAAGAAGCTAGGTGGTATTAACTTAGATGAAGCTAAGGAACTACTTACTCAGAAAGAACAGGCGGAGTTAGAGCAACAGAAGCAACGTGGCGAGTTTGATACAATCCTAAAGCAGACTGTCGAAAAGAAAGAAGCAGAGATAAGCAGTTACAAAAGCAGATTGCAGGAGACGCTGATAGATGGAGCGTTGACTACAGCCGCGAGTCGTAACAATGCAGTCGATGTTTCGCAAGTGACGACACTATTGAAAGGCAAAACCCGACTAGCCCAAGATGGCACAGTCGAAGTGCTAGACGCTAATGGAACGCCTAGATACAATGATAAAGGTGAACTGTTATCCGTTGATGATATGGTGACTGAATTTTTAACTGTAAATCCACATTTTGTTAGAGCGTCACAAGGCGGCACTGGCAGTATGGGGAACGCAGGTGGGAGTACATCGAAGCCCGAAAAGTCGGTGGATTGGATGGTTGAGAACTGGAGTCAAGGCGGCAAAGAAATGTACGCTAAGATGAAAGGGAAAACCTAATTATATTTACCCTATTTTAAGGACTTTTTATTATGGCTATTACAATTTCAAAATCAGTAACTTCTGGTGGTTCTACTACCGAAAACATGAGCAACCTATTTAGCAACATCGTAGCGCAAGCACGATTCACTGCTGAAGAAGGTTCATTGATGGCAGGTCTAGTAAAGACTTACGACATCGCTAACGTATCTGGTACTACTATTCAGATTCCTAAGTATGGCACTATCACTGCGGCTGACATCGCAGAAGAAACAGACCTAACTGCATCGGCTTTGCAAACTACTTCAACTGACGTAGCTATCAAAACTGTTGGCGCATCTGTTCTACTTTCTGACCTTTCTACTATGGGCGGTCAAGGAAACGTAGCGGCAGAGGTTGGCACTGTACTTGGTAACGCTATTGCTAAGAAAATTGATGCAGATATTATTGCTCAGTTTGATAATTTCTCACAAGAAGTTGGCGGCGATGATGTTGCTATCTCACCTGATACTATCTTTGAAGCTGTTGCAAAAATCCGCAACAATGCTTACACAGGTGAATTGGCTTGCGTTTTAAACCCATTGCAGGCATTCCACTTAAAGTCAGCACTTACTGGCAGTAATGCATTTAGCAACGATGTTGCAAACGAAGCTATGGTTCGTGGCTTTATCGGTAGCATTGCAGGTTGTAATGTGTATGAGCATTCAGGTGTAGCTATCGACACTAACATTGCTAAGGGTGCAGTATTTGCTCCAGAGGCACTAGCTATGGCACTCAAGCGTGACTTCACTGTTGAAGAGCAACGTGATGCGTCTGCTAGAGCAACTGAGTTAGTAGCAACTGCATACTATGGTGTTGCAGAACTAGAAGATGGTTTCGGTGTAGAAGTACGCGGAAAAACCAACTAGTAGTAAGTAATATGAAACCCCCTGCTTCGGTGGGGGGAATCTTTTTTTCTGAGGTTAATATGGCGATTACATATAGAGGCGAAAGGTTCAGTGGCTATAACAAGCCTAAAAGGACATCTGGTCATAAGACTAAGTCTCACGCTGTGTTAGCTAAAGATGGAGACAAGGTAAAGCTGATTCGTTTCGGTCAGCAGGGAGCAGATAACAAGCCCCCTAGAAAGAATGAAACACAGGCAGACAAAGCAAAGCGAGCCGCATTTAAAAAGCGTCACGCAAAGAATATAGCCAAAGGCAAGATGTCTGCGGCATTTTGGTCAGACAAGGTGAAATGGTAATGGCGTTTTCAGAAGATAAAGACTTGCAAGAACTAGTGCCGGATATTCTGCAACTAGGTATTAATACGTTTGCTGACGAGCATACAAGAGCGCAGTCAGACATAGTACGTGAACTACGAATACAGTGGTGGGACAGAAAGGGCATTAAGGGCGAGATGAATGCCGCTTACCTTACTGACTCACAATTTACGCGATGTGCCGCATACTTGGTTCTATGGCGTTACGCGCTACCCCAACTGACTAACTGGGTAGATGGCGACAGATTTCAAAGCATGATTACTTTTTACAAATCACGTTACGGTGAGGAACTAGAAGCGATCCTGCGCGATGGTGTTAGATACGATGCTGATAACAACAGCACAATCACAGAGAAAGAGAAACAAGCACACCATAGCGGCAGGTTGACTAGATAGTGGATTTCACTATACGCGACAATCTAAAGCTAATTAAGCTAACCCTTAATGGTGATGAGCCTAAGAAGGCTATAAAAGACGCGCTACTGCGTACAGGGCAGAAGGGTGCAAACCTTATACTTAACAGGACTGCGAAAAGCAGAGGTATACAGGATGCGCCTTTTAAGGCTTACAGTGAAAGTTATGCCAAGTGGCGAGCAAAACGAGGCAAGACTAGAAAGCCTACCTTGTTTAACAAAGGTCAGATGCTTTCGGCTATAAGGGCAAAAGCCAGTAGCGAGAAGGCGACAATATTTTTTAGTTCTGCGGCAGAATCTAAGAAGGCGGCGTTCAACCAAAAGACGCGACCTTTCTTTGGGTTTAGCAGAAAAGACAAAGGAGAACTTGCGAAGTTCTTTATAAGGAATCTGAAAGTATGAGCATAAGAGAGAAGATAGCTGACAATCTAGTGACTACACTGCAAGGCGTTACACAGCCTGTTGCAGTTAAGTATGTAACCAGAGAACCGTTTGATTTTGAGAAGTTATCTAACGCTCAGTTTCCTGCTATACTTGTCAGATCGGCAGATGAGGATCGCACAGACAGCACTGTTGGCGGTTCTTTATCGCAAAGGATGGCGACAATAAACTATGACCTAATCTGTTATGTCAAAGGTAGCAAGATTGACACAGCTAGGAATCTGCTTATTGAAGCTATTGAAGAAAAGATTGATGCAGACAGAACGCGTGGATTAAATGCACTTGATACACAAATTCTAAGTATTGAAACAGATGAAGGTTCTATTGCCCCTGTTGGGGGCGTAATTATAACGCTAAGAGTTCTTTATAATTATACTCGCGGCACACTTTAAATTAATGAGGCAAGAAAATGGCTATAGTAACAGGGCAAACAGGAATAGTAAAAATAGGCAGTAGCGCGGCAAACGAAAACGCAGTTGGAAATGTAAGGTCTTTTAGCATTGAAACTTCTGCTGACACTATTGAATCTACAGTCATGGGTCAGACTGAAAGAGAATATCTGCGAGGTCTTTCAACTGGCACAGTTTCTATTGAAGCATATTGGGATGAAACTGATGAAGGACAACTTTTGATGGATGAAAGAGCAATAGTATTTTTTGAAATTTTCCCTACTGGCGATGCGTCAGGGCAAGAGAAATATACAGGATCAGGCATTGTAACTAGCAAGTCTGTCAGCGCGGCATTTGATGGCATGGTTGAAGCTAGTTTTACAATTCAGATTTCTGGTGCTATCGCTACACCTTAATTAACAAAGGGGAATAATCATGGGATTTGCTAAAGAGTTGCGAGAAAGACGCACTGTAGAAGCTAGAGAAGTTGTTGTGCCAGAATGGGGTGACGAGTCTGGAGCGTTTAAATTGTATTCTAAGCCAATTACTTGTGCTGACTTACAAAAGCTACAGATAAAGCACCCTAACTTCTTAGAGAACACTACGATAGAAGCTATGGTGGATTTAATTATCATCAAGGCGTTAGACGAAGATGGCAAGAAGATATTTGCGCCTTTACAGGATCGCAAAGACTTAATGGAAGAAGAAACTTCTGTTATTAGTGAAATAGCTAATCAGATGTTTGCCGAGATAGAAACGCAGGAAGCGTTAGCAAAAAACTAAAAACCGATCACTTTCGCATGAATTTATATGTGTTAGCTGATCGGTTACACAAGACCATTGATGAGGTTGAGCATATCAGTATCACTGAGTTCAACGAGTGGATGGCTTATCTATCACTGCTAAATAAGGATCAAAATGGCTAATCAAAACATGACCATTGCCATAAAGGCAAAAGACTTAACTCAGGCGGCGTTGAAGAATATCAACACAAGCATGAGAAAGATCAATGCTAGTGTTTACTTGGCTCAGAAAAGATTTCCTAAATTATCAAAAGCGATTAGGTCTGTTGGTCGCGGTGCTAAAGGTTTAGTGGTCGGTCTAGGTAAATTAATTAAAAGACTAGCTTCAGTATCGTTAAAGATCGGTGCAGTTGCGGCTGTCGCAGGCGCAGGCATATTTGCGATGATGATAAAGTCGAGTATGAGCGCGACTGACAATCTAGCTAAGACCGCAAGAAAGATAGGCACAACCACTGAAGCATTATCTAAGATGCGTTACGCGGCACACCTAACCGGTGTAGCGTCAACCACAATGGACATGGCTTTACAGCGTTTCACAAGACGTACAGCAGAAGCCGCTAAAGGAACAGGCGAAGCAAAAGACGCGCTTAAAGAGTTAGGCATCAATGCAAGACAGATGCTCAAACTGCCGTTAGAAGAACAGATGCTTGAATTATCTAAAGCATTTGAAGATTTCAGTTCTGCTGACAAAGTTAGATTAGCTATGAAGCTGTTTGACTCCGAAGGTGTTGCCCTTGTTAATACTCTTGGTTTAGGCAAGGAAGCCTTACAAGAAATGATGGGCGAAGCGGCGGCACTAGGCATAGTTATGTCTACAGATGCCGCTAACGGTGTTGAGGATGCAAACGATGCGTTTAGCAAGCTAGGTTTCTTGTTTAAGGGCATTCGTGATCAACTGACTGGCGCACTAGCCCCTGCCCTAGAAGAACTGGCAACAGCCCTTAAAGACAAGATACAGGCAGGTATAGATGCCGCAGGTGGTAGCGTAGAGGACTTTGCGCGAATACTTGCTGTCGATATTATGCAAGCAATAATGACTGCACTGTCTGGACTGCAAAAGTTTATCAATGGCGTAATACGCACATTCAATGAAATCAAATTAGCCGCATCTGACTTTACTGGTTTCTTTAAATCTGACGATGAAAAGAACGCGACACAACTGACGCGCAGAATAGAAAAGCTAAATGAGGCTATGGCAGAACGCCAAAAGCTGATTGATAGCACATCATCCAGAGCGCAACGATCCCATGAGGCGGCACAACAAAGAGATGCGGCAGAAAAAGAAAGCCTAGAAGAACTGTTGGCAAAAAGAACAGAACTAGGTGAAGTTGCCTTAGTGCCAGAACTTAATTTTGCCGATGATATTAATGGGTTTCTCGGCGGTCTGGTTGAAAAGTACAATGCTGTCACACTAGCAAAAAAAGGTGAAGGTGAAGGTGGTGATACTACCGGTGGTGATGACGATCCTAACAAAGAAGAAAAAGAAAAGACAGAAGAACTAACTGCTTTTCAATTACATCATAAAGACTTGTTAGCGAAAGGCGATGAAAAATACTTAGCATTTAAAAAGAAAAATGCAGTTGATAAGACAAAGGCTGTTATAGGCGGACTTAGTGAACAGCTTAAAGGCACAGGTGCTATAAGCAAGAAACTTGGCGCATTAGAGAAAGCGGCGGCAATTAAGAAGGCATTGATAGCTACTTACGAATCATCAGTAAAAGCGTTTTCTGCGGCAGGTGGTTTTCCGTTTGGTATACCTGCGGCGGCTATGTCTATAGCACAAGGTATGGTGCAGGTTAATGCTATTAGATCGCAATCCTTTGATGGTGGCGGCTTCACTGGTCATGGCGCAAGAACTGGCGGTGTAGATGGTAAAGGTGGATTCAATGCTATACTACACCCTAACGAAACTGTTATTGACCACACTAAAAGCAGTGTAGCATCTGGGTCAGGTGATGCAGTTATCGTAAACCAGACCATAAACGTAACCACAGGCGTTCAGTCGACAGTTAGAGCAGAGATTGCTAACCTTATGCCACAAATATCTGAAGCGGCTCAAAACGCAGTTTTAGAGGCTAGAATGCGCGGTGGATCATACAGCAAACAATTAGTGGGTCGATAAAATGGCAATACTTTATCCTAGAGATTTTCCAACCGTTAATGGTAGTAACATCATCGAGAAGATGACTATTCGCCAAGTAAACGCAGTAGCAGTACAGCAATCGCCTTATACCTACCAACAGCAGATACAGGACTTCGGCGGTCAGAGATGGGAAGCTGAAGTGACCATAAGACCTCTAGCCCATAATGAAGCCTTAGCCTTTCAGGGGTTTTTATCAAGTTTAAAAGGACAAAAGAATACCTTTAAGCTAGGCAATCCATTATCTGTAAGCACTAACAGCGACAGTGATATTACTGTTAATGGCACTTATGCACAGGGCGATGATACAATTAGCTTTACTGTTGAATCACTAAAAAATGCTGTTGCAGGTCAATTTTTTTCTATCAACGATAAGCTATATATTTTTTTAGAGGATATGCCATCTGGCACTGCTACAAAAGCTATATCTCCACCGTTAAAAGAAGCTGTTACAAATAACACAAATTGCGTTACTAATTTACCGCAAGGCATTTGGCGTTTAGCATCTAACAAAGTTGATTGGGATATAAGCAAAGCAGGTTTATACAGTTTCACCTTTGCTTGCGTAGAGGCACTTTAGATGGCTAGAAATATAACCACAGATTTATCAAATGAGTTTTCAGCAGATACGCTAAGACCTTATTACGCCTGTAAAGTAACATTCCCAAACATACAAGGTAGCGGTGATGTCGTTTATAAGATGTGGACAGGTAATTTCCCTTTGACTGTTGGCTCGGATACCTTTGAGGGTCTAGGTGAGTTTATAAGTGTAAGCGATGTATCAGAGACATCGGATATGTCAGCATCAGGTTTAAGCATTTCTATTGTAGCTAATCCTACATTCCTTACAGTATTAAGAGATAAGCAATATCAGGGCAAGTCTGTTGAGGCTTTTGTGGGTGCGCTTGCTGACGATAATACTTCAGCAGGTCAGTTCAAGTTTTTTGAAGGCTTTGCAGATCAGTTGCTATTCTCTATGCAACCAGAAGCCTGTATTGTTACGCTTAAAGCAGAAAACAAACTTATTAGATTATCTAAAAGCAGTAACAGGTACTACACGCATCAAGATCAAAGAACTGAACACTTTACTGATAAAGGGTTAGAGTTTGTTAATGTAATACAAGATCAAGAGGTACTTTGGGGGAGAACATAGAATGCAGTTTCAAAAAGAAAAGATTGATGGATTGCAACAAGAATTAGAACCATTGCTACAGGCGCACTGGGAACAAATCGCGCTAAACAAGGATAAGATAAAATTAAACCCTGCATGGGATGAATACATCAAGTTTAATAATCTAGGCTTGATACACTTTTACACAGTCAGAGATAAGCAGGAACTAGTTGGTTATTTCTGCGTAGTAGTAACCAAATCATTACACTATAAAGACCATATTTTTGCTACTTGCGATATAATCTATGTCAAGCAAGATAAGAGAGCAGGAATGACTGGGTATAAACTTATACAATTTGCAGAACAAGACCTAAAAAAACTAGGCGTTTCTGCTTTAGCAATTAACACAAAGGTACACGCGCCGTTCGATAAGTTGCTGAATCGTATGGATTACAATTTAACTGAGCGACTTTACACAAAGTATATTGGTGAATAGATGGGTTTCGTAGTAGCAGGAGTAGTAGGCGGATTCGCGGCAGGTGCGGCAGGAGTAATTGCAGGTGGACTATCTAGCCTAGTAATTGGTGCGGCGGTAGGGTACGGCTTAAAAGCCACTTTCGATTATGTCATGGACAGCATGATGGAAGATTTGTCTGTCGATACTATGGGTGGTCGTACTGTTACTAAGAAAGATTCTACAGCTACAAGAAAGATAGTTTATGGAACAGTAAGAACTGGTGGCACTATTGTCTATCAAGAGAATTCTGGAACTGAAAACGAATTTTTGCATAATGTTGTCGTTTTTTCGGAAGGTGAAATTAATGAAATTAGCGAAATATATTTTGATGACGTTAAGGTTTTAGGTTTAGTCAATGGGGTTGTAAGGTACTACAATAAATATAGTACCAATGCTGACGGTACAGCATCACAATTTAGCGATGTTGTTGATATAGAATTGAGTAATGGTGCATCTACAAGCAACGCATTGACTAACCTTGCAACTTCTGAAGTAGAGTGGTCGGAAGATCACAATTTAAGCAAAATCGCACACGCCTATATTCGATTAAGATACAGCGATGAAATATACACTAATGGCTTTCCAAAGATAACGGCTATTATTAAAGGCAAGCATCATTACGATCCTAGACAAGATAGCACTGCAACAGCTTATAGCGGCAGTGGAAGTCAGAGAATAGATAATCCTTCTACATGGGAGTATTCTAGCAACTCTGCCGTCTGCGTCTTAAACTATATGCTCGATGATCGCATTGGTTTAGGTGAAAGCCTAGATGCCTTTGATGCACCTTCATTGCTAGCATCTATGGATGATTGTGATTCCGATGCGACTATATATAACAATTTAACGCAGAAAAAATATACCTGCGATGGCATCATTGATTCTAAGAATAGCCACAAAGCTAATATTCAAAACATTCTTACCTCTATGAATGGACAGCTTTTATATAGTGGCGGTAAGTATCACGTTAAGTCTTATAAATATGACGATCCCCATAGTCAGGTTGTTACTGAGGATATGATTCTTGGAAACATAGACATAGCGACAAAGGCAAGCCGTAGAAGTTTATATAACAGGGTCAAAGGAAAGTTTGTTTCAGAAGAAGATAACTATGTGATGACTGAGTACCCTACTCAAATTTATTACGAAGCAGGAACTACTAATTTACCCTTTGAAATAGACGATGGCGAGACTCTATACCATGAGTACAATTTGCCAATGACTACTAACCACATTAGGGCGCAAAGATTAGCGCGTCTTACTATGTTGCGATCTCGTATGCAGAGCAGTATTAAGTTTTCTACTAATGCTAAAGGACTGCTTTACACAGTAGGCGATAACATAAAGGTAACTAACAGCACTTTAGGAATCACTCAAAAGATTTATCAAATACAGAGATTAAATGTTCGACCAGATACAGAGAAAGGTCTTACAGTGCATATCGAGGCTAAAGAAAATGTAGAGGAATTTTACAATTGGGCAATAACTGATGTTTTAGATTTTGACAGTGGACAGACCGTAAGCCTTTTTTCTGGAGCAGTTACAGCCCCTACTAACTTACAGCTCGAAGCCTATTATGAAAATAATCAATCTAAAATGCGAGCTTCTTGGAATGCTAGTTCATCGCAGGGAGATATAATTTATAAGGTGTTTTACAGAAAATCTAACACTTTCACAAGGCTAGCGCATGAGGCATACACATACGATACATTTATTGAAATTGCTGTCAAAGATTATTTAGAGGGAGAGGCAGTACAAGTTTTTGTTCAGGCAATGCGCCAAGCATCAGGCGTACATAGTGGCTTTTTAAGTGGAACTACAAAAGCGGCTAGACGAGTAAATAATAATCAAAACTTTATTATCAGAGGAAGTTTTGCTAATCCTAGTGTACAGCAAGTCACAGAGTTATGTGCCGCCGCAGGTATTCCTATTGATGCAGGTAGAGAAGTTACCTATTTGCAGGTTGATGATAATGGTTTAGTGCTAAACGCTATTGATTTTGAATTTGAAACAATGTCACTTGTACCAATTACTACAAAAGTTAAAAACGATGTTGTTGGTTCAACTTTTGGCAATCAAGTAGCAAACCCACATTTCAACAGTTTGGCGCACTGGGGATTTATAAATGATACTGCTACAGAATTTTCTATTGATACTGCAAATGAAAGGTTAGATTATCAATCAACAGGTAACGTTTCTGCCTGTTTACAGTTTATTGGTAATGTAAAAGTTGGCGCAAGATACACAGGGTCTTTTAATGTTAATAGCCTTGTTGTCGTTGGTACTAATAATTTATTTTTTACAATTAGAGATTTTATAAATATTGAAGATAGAATTGTTGATATAGACATTGTAGACGCTGGTAATGGGACGCACACCTTTAGTTTTATATCCCCTTCAGACAGTTTAGCAATAGCCTTTGTATCTGTAGCCGAAGCCGGATCATCGGCAGTATTTGATAATGTAATTTTAGAGAGAGATGATGAACAAGCAGAGCATAAAATTGTTCTTAGTCTGCCCCCATCGGTGACTGCTGATGTTTCTTGGACTTATAGTGTAGAGGATGATAATCAAACAAATACTTTTACAAATACTAATAGTGTTGGGATAGTTGACGAGTCAGGGGTTACTCCTAGTTTTGTTGGTTTTGATGACAGTTTGCAAGTCAATAATCGAAAATCAGTAGAAGTAGGATTAACTAGAGCATCAGATTCAATAGGGTTTTCACAATGCGAAATCACAGTTACAGCTAATTGGACGCAAGTTGTTAGTTTTGGCGGTGTAAACCATGACGTACCTAAATCAGCAACAGAAACAGTAGTGCTATCAGCTAGGGTAAAATAATGAGTTGGATTAAAAAAGACAGAAGTGTATCTGGTCAAACTGTTGTAAAAGAAAGCGTTGCAGCTGATAATCTTAATTGTGTAAAAGATGAGTTCGATATGGCTAGTGCTAGCCCAGAACATCTACCAACACAGCGATCTGTAAGAGATTATGTTAGAACATATGCTACCGCACCAGTTATTGAAGGACTTCAAGAAAATCCAACAGATGCTTATATTGCTGGGTTGTTGCAAGCAAATAATATAAGAATAAAACAAGGTGAATCTATTTTATACTTATATGTCCATGCTGGAAAAGTCAGGGATTCTAGGTCTGTCAGATTAGAGGATAGGAGTTTTACAATAACAGAAACTCAAAGCACTGAAATTGATGTAGCTAATGGAATTACAAATTACATGAGCAATATTGATAGACAAGGTGAAACTGCTTTTAACCCTTCAGTTTGGATTTTAACAAGTGGTGTTACAAAAACGGCAGAAAAAGATGCAGTTGTTATTAATGGTGGTGTAAGCGACTATGTTGTTTCTTGGTCGGGCATTCAATTAGAAGTAGGCACAACTTACACTATTTCAGGAAATGTCACTGCAACTGATGGAACAGGTTGTAATTCAAGAGTATATGCAGGATTTCCTATAAATGTTTTATCAGAATCACATATAGGGCAGACAACAGGTGTTTTCACACATGATTTTGTTGCATTAGCCGAAAACCATATTATTGGATTATCAGGACGAGCAGGAAGCAACTTAACTGTTAAAGATTTTGCTGTTAAAAAAAATCTTACCGAAAAAATTGTACGATATGAAATAAGATTAGCCTACCCTGCTACTTTTAAATTTAAAACAACAACCTCTGTTGAAGCGAATCTTGCAACCTTAGTCGCTACAATTGGTGGTGTAAACTTAAATGCAAATACAACAAGTTCCGAAACAACAGAACCACTAGTTATAGAGTACAAAAGGTCAGCTATTGGACGTTCAGGACAAAATATAACAATTATTGGAGTAATGGAAGAACAAGTAACAGTGAATGGCGAACAAGTAACTATAACTAATGAAGTTGTTAAAAGTTTTTCTTTATATGTGCAAGTTTAAAAAACGGATAAAGGTATAAATAATGTCATGGGTTGATAATAAACCAACAGTATCAGGCAACTTAATAATTGATGGAACGCTTGAGGCAAAGCACATTAAGGCTACTACTATTACTGCTGACAAGTTTAGCGGTGCGGTGCAGGAACAATACTGGTCATACACTGATGATGTAGATTTAGCATTTTCTTACAGCACTTATGTGACAGTTCATGAATGGACTTTTCCCAAATGTGAATTAAATATATTTAAAGGTCGCCATGTAAGCTATAACACAGAAGGCTACATGAACACTGGCACTAGCACAGAGTACACAGGTAAAGTTTATTTCAAACTAGAAGCAGAAGTTCCTGCTGTTCAATCATCAACTATAATTGGTCAGGCAACCCATATAGCAGTGACTTCAGGTTATCAGCTAGTATCCTTAGATGGATTCATTCCTTTGAACAGGATAGGCAGTGGCGGCAGTGTAGGGCTTGTAGGTGGTAGCTATAGAACCTATAAGAACCTAAAGTATGATCCAAGATACTTACAAGGCTCGGATTTGGTTACTAATGGTAACTTTAATTCTGGCACTGCCAATTGGACAATCGGTGAAGGCACACATTCATCTGGTTATGGTGCGTACTCTTTAGCTACAGGCGCATCTAACAAAGGATTTTCCTATCAGGCTATAACAACTGAGGTTGGAAAGCTATATCAGGTCACTGGCAACATTGTTGATGGCGTAGCTAGTGGTGAGATCAGAATATCATCATCTGCTGACCTTGATAACAATAACACAATAGCAACAAGTACAGTGCAATCAGGATCGGCTTCTGTAGATTATGAGTTTACAGCGACAGGAACTACCACTTACATAATATTAAAAGCATCAGGTTCAGCCGCATCGCAGACGGTTGGCTTTGATAACTTAGTTGTTAAACAGTATATTGATAAAACATTATTAGAAATTAGCACTACAGGCGGTCAGATTGTTGCTCAAGGCACACCTGCAAATATATATTATCACCCTTACAGCGGTGCATCATCAGGCAGTTGGCAGGTTGTAGATACGCACATTAGAAGTGATAGGACAGTGCCTTATACTAATTACTTTAGATACAATGCAGATGTATATGTTGGTTGGTTTAATGACTCTATAAAGCTGAGATTAAGGTGCTTAAATAACGCGGCATTTGGTAAGACTTTGACGCTAAACAATTTAAAAATATTTATGGATAGCAGGATAGTAGAATGATTGTAATCGGTTATCAAAAACTAGTAGACGAAGAAATCGTAGATGTTGTCTTTGAAGAGCATGAAGATAGAGAAGATGCTATTGAATCAGAAAACAGACTAATCGCTAGTGAATCAGAGTTGGAAAATCTGATACAATACTTCTGGGCTATTAAACACGAAACAGGCTATAAGATAATGGCTGTTAAAGACAAGACTATCGAGGGCTAAACAATGTCAGCAGGAAACTACGATATAACAATTGATCAGGGTTCAGACTTTGCCTTGTCTGTTACGGTTAGTGATGACGGCAATGCTAGAAATTTATCTGACTGGGACGCTCGCGCAAAACTAAAAGCAACACTATCATCGACAGACGCAACCACTATTACAGTAAGCGAAGCAAACGCGGCAGATGGTATTCTTGTCATGGCACTATCGCACACACAGACAGCCGCTTTAGCTATTGGTTCATACGTTTATGACCTTGAGATATACAAAGCTGACGGCACAAAAGCCACAAGACTGCTACAAGGTAGAGCAACTGTCAGAGGTGAGGTAACTAACTAATGGCAACTACCATTACTGTCACTGAGGATGTAACTGAAGTTACCGTCACAGAGACTACAACGCAGTTAAACATAACTCCACAGGTAACAACTGTAGGCGTTTCTGCTGTCGATATTACAGCCGCTAACATAGCAAGTTCGGTCAGCCTTACACCTACCGGCAACATTTCTGCAACTAATGTGCAAGCAGGTTTCAATGAATTAGCTAGTGAAGTTGCGTTTCTATCTGGTGCTGATTTTACGGGTGATGTAACTATCTCCAATGGCGAACTTACTGTAAACGGTAAGGTAGAGGCAGAGTTATTTCAGGGCGATATAGACGGTGCTGTTCACTTCAAAGGCGCAGTGGCAAGCGGAGCAACGCTAACAAAAGGCGATGTGGTATATATCTCTGGACACTCAGGGCAGAAAACAGAAGTTGATAAAGCAGATGCAAGCGACAGCAATAAGATGCCAGCTTTCGGTATTGTTGCGGCTGACCCAGTTAGTCAGAATGTAGACGTAGTAACTTTTGGCACACTTAAAACTATCAATACTAGTGCTTATTCTGAGGGTGATGAATTATTTGTTTCTACCACAGCAGGACAAATAACTAGCACAGCACCCTCTGGCGAAGGTAATCTTGTACAAAAAATAGCCAAAGTAGTTAGGGCAGGTGTTAGCGGTAACATTAAAATCATGGGTGCAGGTCGCACTAACGCTACACCTAATCTTAATGACGGCAATATCTTTATTGGTGATAGTAACAACCTAGCAACAACTGCTAGCTTTGCCACACAAGTAGCGTCAGCCGATATAACAGAATCACAAATAACCGATCTACAATCCTATTTAACAACAGAAACCGATCCAGTTTTTTCTGCACACGCGGCAAGCGGTGTTACTTCTACTAAAATTGACCAATGGGATACTGCTTATAGTTGGGGCAATCATGCAGACGCAGGATATTTAACCTCTGAAACAAGCCATACTGACGTAGTAGTTGATGGAGACTTTACATCAGCAGGATTTATTAAGCGAGGTGCATCAGCAGGAACTTACGAGATAGCATCAACAGTATCATTTACTGACCTTGATTGCGTTAAAGACGAAGATGATATGGCATCTGACAGCGCAGGTCATGTGCCTACGCAACAATCGGTTAAAGCATTTGTAGAAGATCAAGAAAAAATACACATTTATACCAGAGATTACCCAAATAATTTTAGCTTGGGCAATTCTTATAGTGATATATTTGAAGAGTTTGAAACTCCTACATATACAGAAAAACGATTGCATGAAATAGATATAAATCTACATCTAATAGGCGGTAGCACTACTGATAATGATGGATCAATAATAGTTGAAGCAGAAGTTCCAACAGGCACTACTGTTTTTTCGTTAGGTAATGCTACACGCTATGGCGGTGGACAACAATCCTTTTCAGGAATTTTACAGATAGATGGGGATGTTACAGATCAAGTATCTGATGGTGGCAGTATTTCTCTTAGCACTAATCCATCAGGTGATTTTAGTAGTAGAGGAATATATGGCGTTCACTATGATCGCGCTAGTGATAAAACTCGCATAGAGTATAGCGAATACCCAAGTGCGCTTATAACTAATGAACCAACAGAGTTGTTTCACGATCCATTTAGATTTTCTACATCTGGCACATTTATAACTGTCGATGATATCTCCTTAAATGTATATGGCGCAGGTCAAGATACACAGCAAAAATTAACCGCAAGATTTGGTTACATTTCTCAGGGCTTTAAATACCGAGTAAGAATGCGAGAGCAAGCTAGCGGCACAGATCAATTAATTCATAGAAAAGTAAAATATAAGCTAACGAGCAGGAAAGTGTAATGAAGATAGGTAAGTTTATATTAGATAAAAATGGTGCTATTCAAGAGATTGTTGAGCCAACTGTTTATGATACTTTTGCAGAAGCAAAACAGGCGGCAGAATCTCTTAAACTAGCGAACGCAAACAATCAGCAGGTACTTGATATATTTATGGCTGATGAAATTTCACCCGAAAGCTATCGCATAAGCGTTGTTTTATAGGACTTATTATGGAAGATTTAAAGCCAAGAGTAGCAAAACTAGAGTGGCAAGTTGAGGCTCACGCAGATCAGCTACACAATTTAACTAATGTTACTGCTGAACTAAAGCAAGAACTATGTGCTATTAACAGAAGTTTGCTACAGATTAAGTGGCTTGGATTGGGTGTTGCCTTAACTATATTTAGTGAGTCTTTTGGGCTTGGTAGTATATTCAAGATATTTGGAATGTAATGTTTAGGATTGTTTTACTGTTACTACTTGCATCAAGTGCAGTAGCTAATCAGCAAGAGGGTTCACTAAACACCTACAACGGTGATGGCTCAACCACTAATTCTAACAACACTACCGAAGATAACTCAACAAGCAACTCTTATTCTGGAGCAGGTGCGGCTAGTCAAATACCAGTAGGTTCTGCTATCTCTCCTAGCTACATGAGCAACGGAATAGAAACCTGTTTACAGGGTGTTGGTTCATCAGTGCAGACAGTGCTTTTAGGGTGGTCTAACGGTAAGTACAAAAGCGATCCAGACTGTAACCGCAGACGAGACGCATTAACATTAAACCAATTGGGAATGAAGGTAAGTGCTGTTAGCAGATTATGCGAATCAGTAAAGGTGTTCAGGGCTATGCTAAACAGTGGCACACCCTGCCCGATTTTATCAGGGGGAAAACTAGTGGTTGGTCGCAAAGCATTGATGGTGCTAAAGACTAAACCGGAAACTTACATTCCAGATTATAGTGATGACAAAGACTATTACGATTCACTGTTACAAATTGGCGAGGTGGTACAAGATGAAAAAGATGATGTGGACATTGTTGCTAAGTTCAGGACTAGCAAACAGTAGTGAACTTAATAACCTTATAGATTCATCATCTGCGATTGTAGACCAGATGAACAAGGGCGTAATGATGGTTGGCGCAGGGTTAGAATATGCTAATCATGGCGAGGCTTTATCTAGCGGTACAGTTCACCAGTCAGCACAGATCACATCAGCACAAGTATCAGCCTACAACAATGCGCTAGTTTCGATGTCTTACTATATGCCTTATGGTGATGTTAAACAGGTGCTAGAAGCTAAAGCATCAGAACACCTACAGCTAGTCGATGAGGCGGTAGATGTATTTACTGGCGCAGTAGTACAGATGGCGCAAGTACAACAGGTAGTAGAGATGGCAGAGACAGCCGCCACCCCCAACGAAGAAGAACAGGTGCAAGAGTTTGTTACTGCTAACGTAGAGTCTTTACAGATTACGCAAGAGACAGTGGACGATTACAACACTAGTCTTGAATCTATTGAGGTTAATGCTAACCAAGCCAGTGCATTCATCGCAGTTGCTAACAATGAAGATGCCGTTGAGTTCTTAGAGCAGGGCGCAGACAACAACAACACTACAGCTAGTCTAGCTACAGTTGCCTATGACGCTAACCAACAATGGGTAAGCATGAACTGGGGCAACAATAACGCCACTGCTGTTTTATTAAATGGGCAAAACTTTGGCTTAGACCTTTACATTACTGAAGCTGATATACTAGCCGCAGGTAGTGAGTCTGAGTTCTACCAAACAAGCCCGATGTCTATGGGCTATAATTGTTTCTTTGAGCAGGATTGCTAATGGGTTTAGAAGATACAGAATTAAAAATAGGTGGCACTAGCTTTAAGGGTGTCTACATTGCCATACTGTTTAGCCTAGCAACTACACTGGGCGGTGGTGTATGGACGGCTAGTAGCCTCTATAGTAGACTAGAAGCAGTTGAATCAATAACCATTCCAGACGTACAGCCTATGCAAGAAGAACTACAACTTATTAAACAACAGTTACAGGATAACGAAATTGGGGCTTTAAGCGCGAAATTAGCCACTTTAGGAACTAACCTTACAACTATTATGGATCAGCAGGAAAAGCTGTTAGAATTGAAATCTGAGCTTTCTACGCTATCTAAAGAAATAGAGGCAATGAAAGGTACAGTTGCGGCGGCAGAAGTTATTACAAAAGATAATGAAGATATTGCAGAGCGCATCAAGATTCTTACTAAGGAAGCAGAGGATTTGTGGGAAGCGGTGTCGTATCTCAGCAACCCCTATAGGTGATTTATGTGGCAAAATCTAATTGCACCAGTAGCCAAGTTAGCAGGCGGCTACATGAAGAACAAGGCAGAAGAGAAACAGGCTAAACACAAAGCCAAGATGAGCATGATTAAGAATGATGCAGATTGGGAAACCAAGATGGCAGAGGCTTCTAATTCGTCATTTAAAGATGAATTTTTCGTAATTGTTTTAAGTTTTCCTTTGTTTTTTATCGGCTATGCAGTAGGCGTAGATGACCCTGCTATCATTGACAGAGTAAAAGAGGGCTTTAATGCTTTAAATGAACTGCCGGACTGGTATCAATATTTGCTATTTATAGCAGTTAGTAGTAGTTTTGGCATCAAAGGTGCTGACAAAATAATGAAGATGAGGAAGTAACATGACAGAAGAAACTAAGCCAAAGGCAAAAGCAAAGCCTAAGAAAAAAGAAGTTGTTGAAAACGATTTTTTTAAAGCAAAAGAATTACGATGCAAGCACACTGGTAAAGACGGTTTTGATCCAGAGTTTTTAGAACTGCTGACAAAGATTAGAATCGAATGTGATTTTCCTTTTCCAATTACCAGTGCATACAGGCACGAAAGCCACCCTGCTGAACAAAGGAAAAAAGGCGTAGGAAGCCACCAACTCGGCAAGGCTGTCGATATATTATGTCGCGGAGAAAAAGCCTTAAAGCTAATTGAGGTGGCTCAGAAGCATGGAATCAAAAGGATTGGCGTACAGCAACGCGGTCTTAGCAGATTTATTCATATCGATTCATGTACCGAAGCAGACGGTAAACCCCCTGCAATCTGGTCTTACTAGCAGACGCACCCTCTCTCGCTGTCTGCGAAGCCCCTTAATTGGGGCTTTTTTTTGCTTCATGAAAACCAAAGTGTTGACATCTGTTAAGTAAACGATTAACCTGCTATCTCAATTTATAAATCAATGAGGATTTTTTATGACTGACTTAAACAAATTGACTGACTACGAATCCGGTGAGTTCGATTGTGTACATGGGCATCCTGCTAGGGAGTGCGAGTCATCGCGTTACTATGCAGGTTATGCTGATGCTTACGCAAGCGAGCAGAGTGCAACTTGGTATTCAGAGCGTAAATTTTTAGAAATCATGGGGGAAGCAAATGAGTAACGTATGGAAAACGCTATCTAAAATAGATGTTTCTAATCACATAGAAACAAAGGGTGGCTTGCACTACCTATCATGGGGGTGGGCTTGGTCTACCCTATGCGAGCATTATCCCGATAGCACTTATAGCTATAACGATGAACCTATATGGTGCGAAAAAACCAACACTGTAGAAGTTGAGGTCACTGTAACTGTAGAGGGTAAAGCTATATCAATGTGGCTACCTGTTATGGACTACCGCAACAAAGCTATTGAGAACCCCACTAGCCGAGACATATCAGACGCAAGGATTAGATGCCTTGTAAAAGCTATAGCGATGCATGGTTTAGGTATGTGCTTGTACATGGGGCAAACTAAACCGCAAGAGTTTACAGATGCTTCTAAAGAGAAAGAAGCCTATCAGGACATGATTGTTGACCTACTGCCTAGCGTTAAAGCTATCAAAGACGGCATAGCTACCAACGATTATTCAACAGCTAACGAAGCATGGAAAGAACTCACAAGCGTTGAAAAACAATTGCTATGGAAAGCCCCTTCAAAAGGTGGGGTGTTCAGCACTCAGGAACGCGCCATAATGAAAACATCAGAATTTAGACAAGCCCAATAGGAGAAGTAAAAATGAAAGTAAGAGTTAATGTAAGTATAGATTGCATGAAAATCGACAAGTCACGCATGAAGCAAGTGACAAAAAAAGATGGTAGTAAGGCGGCATATATTGACCTAACAACCTACCTAGACACTGACAAAAACAGCGAGTTTGGAGATCATGGCTTTATTAGCCAACAGGTAAGCCAAGAAGAACGTGAAGCAGGAACGCAGACACCGATTCTAGGCAACTGCAAGGTTGTATGGTCTGATATTGAAGTTCCAGAACCAAACCAAAAGCCAATTAATGTTAGGGAAGAACAGCAATCTTTAATGGATGATGACATTCCGTTCTAGTTAAAAACCCCACCCCCGAAGGGGTGGGTAAACCATAGGAGTATAGATGATCGAGAGGGGAAGCCCGATCACGATTAATTTACCACAGCGAGGACTAGAATGATACATTTTGGAGAATGTTTAAAGACTGCACAGTCGGACAAAAAGGTAAGCAGTTCCGAACTGGCTAGGAAATTAGGGGTTCACAGACAGCAGGTTGCTATCTGGCGCAACAAAAAGAGTTGCCGACTAGATACAGCCATCAAGGTTTGTAACGCCTTAGAATACAAATTGGATGAGTTTTGTAGCTTATAAAAGAAGCCCCCAATTAAGGGGGCTGTACAAATGCCGTAAAAACGGCGATACTTGTAGCACGACCAAACAAGTTAGGTGAGTATAGCATAGTATTTTAACGTACTATAATGTCTTTTAAAGAACAATCCTTTCTTGTATAGGTCACTAGTTATCGGGCTAGAGGCTGATGAATCCCTTAAATAAAACATCAGAGCGAAGTTGACCCTCTTGACATAGCCCCAAAAGCAGATCGGTTTCTGCTAATGGATAGATTAGATATTCGATACGATAACGATTATAACCGCAGAGTCGCGCAAGCCCTTTGATCTAAAAATTTAACTGCGACAGGTTAAAGGGTGAAACTTATCTGAAAAATATATATTAAAATATACATTCAATTACATAACAGGCGAGGCTTGACCGAGCCATACAACGAGGAAAGCACGATGAAAACAAGACACGATGAAATGTTAGAACAGGCAAAAAAATATCACAAAGATCATCCGGAAGTATGGGATGCTTTTGTTGACTTTACATTTGATAGAATTAAGAAGGGTTACAATAACTACTCTGTCTACTCAATCATGGAGCGCATCCGGTGGGATATGGGGCAGATTGGTGGTGATGGCATCACAGAATTTAAGATTGGTAATAACCACAGACCTTTCTATGCCAGATGGTTTATGGAACAATATCCAGAACACGCAGGTTTTTTTAGAACAAGACAGCAGAACAGTCACATGAATCCTGCAACTGGACTGGACATGAAACCAGACATGGTGAAATAAATGTTATTAAATACTGGCGACAACTACGAACCGGAAGAAGCTGACGTTATAGCATGGCAGAGAACCTATCCTGCCATCAATGTTCACCAAGAACTAAACGCTATGGAGTCATGGCTAGACGCTAACCCAACACGCCGCAAGACCAGTAAAGGCATTAAGCGGTTCATTAACTCTTGGCTTACACGCGCACAAGATAGAGGCGGATCACCACAGGTCAAGTCAAAAGCAAACAGCAGTAAAGCAATTAGCATAGAAGATAAGCTAGCCGATGTTGGATGGATTCAAAATGAAACCATGAAGCAACAAGCAAAGGATTTCTACCTAAGAACTAAAGGTTTTTATTTTGACGGTGAGAAGCGGCACAATGCTTAGATGGTGCGTATGGGTGGACAATATTGGGCATTATTTTGATGATCTAAATGAAGCGCATGAGTTCGCCCAAACGTGGCTAGACAATGATATTGAAGATGTAGTTATTGAAGCGGTAGCAGACAACAGGACAATCAATTAAGGGGATGAAAATGGGTAATATAAGACGACTAAGATACGAAGGAACGACAGCAAAGAACCTAGAGCGAGGCAAAGAATACACTTACAGAGAGTTTGCAGAAGAGGCAAACGTAGGCTATAGATGCATGGTTTCTCGCCTACACAATAAAAGATTTGTAAGCGATAAAGAACTAGAACCGCTTAACGCTCACAAGATACCTAAAGCATGGCGAAATGAGCCGGTGTTAGACAACAGTAGATTTGAACATCCATTTGAAATGGTTTCGCAGAAGTGGTTGAGCAAGCGTCTATGAGTCAAGGTGCATTTATAAGGATCAGGACAAGGCAGGAGATAGAGAAAAAACTGCCTTTCCTAATCAACGAAATCAAAGCATGGGATTATGAGAAGCCGCTTTGTATAAAGCTAGAGCAATATAGAAACCCAAGATCATTAGGTCAAAATGCGATGTCACATATTTGGTATCGAGAGATCGCGCAGGGTATGGAGAAGAAAGGTCACAAGGTTGATTATGAAAAGCCAGATGAAGCATGGAAGTTATGGCTCAAGAAACGCTTTCTAGGCTCGACTGAGATAACCATAGGCAAACATACCTTTGAGAAGATACAACACACTAGCGACCTAAACAGTGCTGACATGGCGCATTATTTAGATCAGGTGTATCATTGGGCTGATGAAAGGGGAATAAGGCTATCAATTCCAAAAGAAAGTGAATATGCCGAGATACTAAAACAACAGGAGAGTTAAGGATGTCAACCATAGACCCACGAACACTGTTAAATTTAGATATACCAATTACCGATAGACAGCGACAATACTTAGAAGCCACTATTGAAACTGGCTCACACACAAAAGCCGCCGCCAAACTAGGCGTTAGCCGCAGGGCAGTTGATCGCGGTATCAAGCTAGTAGAGGCAAAAGCCGCCGCAGTAGGCGTAGCACCCCACCGAGACCTTACCAGACAAACCGCAGAAGGGTTTGAAGCCAAACGAATATCCACAGCATATAAAGACGATGGTTCAGTTGCACTTCAATGGGTTATCCAAGAACCACTTAAACGCGATATGCGAGCAAAAATCGAAGCCTTACTGGATGGGTTAGTCGATGACATAACAGGGCTTAAAAAGCCACAGAAGCCCCCTAAAGAAGTAGATAGTGACTACTGCGCTATGTATCTTATAGGCGACCACCATTTTGGTTTATTAGCTGATGCAGAAACTAAGATGGCAGGTGATGAAGATAACTGGGACGTTAAGATAGCAACAAAGGTTCTAGGAAATGCTGTTGATCGACTAGCAAAAAGAGTTGGTAACGCGCATACAGGTGTTTTAGTAAACGTAGGTGATTTCTTTCACGCTGACAGCAGTGCCAATACCACCACAGCAGGAACGCCAGTAGACGTTGATACACGAATCGGTAAGACGTTCAAGCTAGCAGGTCGGTTGTTTCAGTTGCTTATAGATAAGATGCTAGAGACACATCAGGAAGTGGTTGTTATTAATGTTAGGGGCAACCATGATTCAGATATGGCTTGCCACTTGTCTAGTTGCCTAGAGTTACTATACGACAAAGAACCAAGAGTAGATGTGCTTAAAAACTACTCAAAATTCCTACACTGGGAATGGGAAAATAACTTGTTTGTATATCATCATGGAGATAGGATTAAACATGAGCAGATTTTACAGGCGGTGATAACTAACCTAGATGATGAATGGTCAAACTGTAAAAACCGCTACTGTCATTTAGGGCATATCCACCACCACATGAGCAGAGAAGTTGGTTCTATGCAGTTTAGTCATTGGGGTAGCCTAACAGCAACCGATCAATGGCACAGCGATTCTGGCTACGGAGCAGAGCGTTCTATGACTGCTATCGTTTACCATAAGCAATATGGTGAGGACTCAAGAGTTAAAATTAATGTGGATGCAGTTAAATGACTAAGATTTTAAAGTTTCCAGACGATAAAGGGGGTAGTGAAGGTGTTAGGGTTACTAAGGAGTTTTGCCAATCTTGTGGTGGCGGTCTTGATTTGTGGTCTGGTGATGATGGCGTGGCTTATGGTATTTGCACTGTCTGCGATTTTGAAGTTGGTAAACAGCCCATTATTCTTGTACAGGGTGCTGAGTAGATGGCTAAGAGAAAGAAGCGCACAATAGCCCAAGAGGTTGAGGTAGCGGCAACCTTACTGCAAAAGTTAGTAAGGATGAAGGCGGCTGATGATTGCGGCTACGCTCAATGCGTTAGTTGCGGCAAAATAGATCATTGGAAGGCTATGGATGGTGGTCATTATTTCAGCAGAAGGCATACAAGGCTTAAATGCTTTGAGGAAAATATCGCAATCCAGTGTAAAAGATGCAATATGCTTATGGGCGATCCGCAGGTGCATGATGCCTATCGTGATTACATGCTTGAAATGTATGGCGAGAGAAGGCTAAAGGCAATGAAGAAGCTGACCTATTTGCCGCCTAAGAAATACAACAGGGATGAGGTCATAGAGTTCCAAAAACAGCTTAAAGAACAGATTAAAGAACAAGAAAAAAGAATAAATGTCTACTAAAGTGTTGACAGGGTGATTTAGAACCCTTATATTTGTATTTCAATCAAACGAACAACGAGGAATACACATGACAGATTTTGACTACAGTGAGTACAGCATCGAGACTTTGCAGAACGCTATTGCTAGATGCGAAGATGAGATTCGCGACACAGAGAGCAGATGCAAAAGCTACTTAAAAAAGATCAAAAAACCTAGAGGTTATTCTGCTTTAAAGCTAGATTATTTTGCTACATACATCCTGCACAGCATTACTATGCTCAAACATTTAAAGCAAGAGATTGCCGAATGTGAAGAAGAAATAAAAAAAAGATAAATCAACAGCCCCCGAAAGGGGGCAATCAATCAATCGAGAGGATATAACAATGCAAGATTTTCAAAGAACTTATATGGACTATAACAAAGAGGAACGCATGGACAGCAACAACATCAAAGGCATTATTGCCGCAGTAGCTTTATTCGCTATGTATGCTTTTGTATCTACTATGGATTATCAAGACTGTTTGCGAGGTGCTACATCATGTTAATGACTTGTTTTGATGACTTTATCTGGCAACATATAGACACTATCTACCACACAGAAGATTCGCGCCTAATGGACTTATCTGACAAGGCTAAGGATGAGGCAGTACACATCTGGATGCACAGCCATAGAACTTGGTTTGATGACATCTATCCAGTCGCTATAGGCAGAAGCGTAGGCAAGATTGCAACAGATATGCTATTTGGTAAGAAGCCAAACAACAGCAAACTGATTGCTAACCTGTTTATTGCTATGGCAGAAGATTGCCCCGATGACTACGGCAGAGATGAGCAGTGGTGGTCAGAAGCACTAGGAATCCACTTGGACGAGATAGTTAATCTAGGCAACTTTGCTGACGACCTTAGAGATCGCGTATACCTGTATTTAGAACCTGCTATTGAGGACTACTTGTGGGATAGGGCGGCTAACCTAGTGGCAACAGAGAAACGCGATAGGGGGGTGTATGAGTAATGAGGAAGAATGGAAAAGATTAAGGGATAGTTATCCACCCTTAGAAAACGAGTTCGACAAAGAGGAACGCACAGCCTTTGACAGATGGGTTGAAGGCATGGGTTTTGATGGTATTATACAAATAACAGGGGCAGACAATGACAAAGACAAAAAGAGCAGTTAAAGAGGCAAACAAAATGGCAGATAATGAACTACTAAAAGCAGGTTTAAAAAGCATGAAACAAGATGCAATCAAATGGTTGACATCAGATGTAGAGGGTTTCAAACGCTATCAGGTCTACGGAGTAATCGTTGTATCAGCGTTAATCGTTTTAATCCTTAACTAATTACCTCAAAGTTTAGCAGGGTATCCTCTACCCCGATTGAGCAAGACTGATCCACTTGTGCTAAGAAACGGATCATTACCTAGAAACATATCTAATATCACTAAACATCATTAGCTAATACCCATAGAACGCCCTAGAATGCCGCCTAACGCACTTGGGGGGCAAATGAAGCTAATCATACTATTCACACTTATAATGCTTGGACTGATCGCTAAAGACGATTTAAAAGGCTATCGCAGAAAACAAACGATTGATTCACACAATGTCATAAGATAGACTGTCTGTACCTATATAACCCAACTGGGGGTGAATTATGGACTTACACTTAATCAACAGAGTAGTTGAATGTGAAGAGAACGGATGGCATGACTTGCTGTCTAAGCTAGATCAGATAGTACAATCACTAATGGATAACCCATCAGCAGGACACCAGATAAAGATTGCATTGACCTATTGGGCTGATGCTGTCGATTGTCGTTTACATGGGTTGCCACCAGAAGAACACGAAATCATAATGAAAAACCCAATCATGGATGTCAGACAGGCATTCGGACAGGATATGTAATGGCAAGACCTAGTTGGACACCAGACGCTAAGATATGCAAGAGAGCAAAAAATATGGCGGCTAGAGGCTTAACAGTCGCACAAATAGCTGATTGTTTAGGTGTTTGCGAGGCTACTATCTACTCAAAACAGAAAGAGTTTCCAGAGTTTTTAGAGGCTATAAAAAGAGGTCGCAGTTCTGGCATGGATGAGGTCACTAGCGCACTGTATGAGAAAGCTATTAACGGCGACAATACAGCGATTATCTTTTACCTTAAACACAGAGACAGGGAAAACTGGGGTGAGCAGGTAATAGAACCAGTACAAGAGATACCACCAATTCAAATCATCTTGGATCGCGATGAACCTAACAAAGCCACAGACTAAGATATTTGATAGTCAGTCTAGGTTTCGCGCTGTTGTAGCAGGCAGGCGATTCGGAAAGACCTTTCTGTCTACCGGCGAGATACTAAAAGCGGCTGTCAGCGGCAAGAACAAGAACTGTTGGTATGTTGCGCCTACCTACGGTGCGGCTAAAGAGATTGCTTGGGATATGCTTATCCACAGTATACCTGTTGAATACATATCTAAGACCAACGAAACAGCCCTTACAATCAAACTAATCAATGGATCAACTATCAGCCTAAAGGGCGCAGAGAAGCCTAACAACCTGCGCGGACGCGCACTAGACTTTGTTGTCCTTGACGAGTTCGCAGATATGCGACCAGAGGCATGGTATGAGGTTTTAAGACCATCGCTGTCAGATAGGCATACAGAAGAAAGCCCAACCAGAGCGTTGTTTATAGGCACTCCTAAAGGGCGTAATCACTTTTATGATCTATGGGCGGCAGGAATTAACGGACAGGATGAATGGCAGTCTTTCCAGTTTACAACCTTACAAGGTGGCAACGTGCCGCAGGAAGAAGTAGAGCAGGCTAGGATTGATTTAGACGAACGTACATTCAATCAGGAATACTGCGCTGAGTTCGTAACCTATCAAGGGCTTATCTACTACGGATTCAATAGAGAACTATCTGTTTTGGATGTTGCCGACAATGGTGGTACACTACACATTGGTATGGACTTCAACCTTGATCCTATGTCTGCTGTCGTATGTCAACGGCAGGGTGAGGACATATTGGTCATTGATGAGGTCTGTATGTTTGGATCGAATACAGATGAAATGGTTGATGAGATAAAGGCTAGATACCCTAACCGTCACATTATTATCTACCCCGATCCTGCATCAAGACAGCGCAAAACAAGCGCAGGTGGTCGCACTGATTTGTCGATCTTACAGAACGCAGGGTTTAGCGTTAAGGTTAAGAAGTCTCACGCATTGGTCAGGGATAGAATCAACGCAGTGAATAGTCGCTTAAAATCTAGTAATGGCAAGCGGCATCTGTTTGTTGCACCTAAGTGCAAGCAGACAATCAAGAGTTTAGAAAGACAAACATATAAGGAAGGAACAAGCCAACCAGATAAAGACGGTGGCTACGATCACATGAATGACGCGCTTGGTTATTTAGTGGAGACTATGTACCCAATAAGAACTGAATATAACGTGCAACAGCCTACAAGGTGGACTTGATGAAGGAAGAAAAAGCAATAACAGATACACATCCAACTTATGACGCTTACGCTCCCCAATGGGAGTTCTTTCTGCGGTCTTACTTGGGTGGCGAGCATTACACAAGTGGCGCATTCTTAACGCAGTACGTCAGCGAAGGTGAGAAAGAATACAATCGAAGATTAGACCTTACCCCGATGGACAATCATTGTAAGAACATTGTCCATATCTACAGTTCATATCTATGGCGCATACCGCCAACTAGATCGTTTGATAAGATGGCAGGTGATCCGTCTTTAGAGTCATTCTTAAAAGATGCTGATCTTGACGGCAGGTCTTTTGATTCGTTTATGAGACAGGCGCAGGTATGGTCTAGCGTTTACGGTCACGTTTGGTTGATGATGGATAAGCCTGCAAGCGTAGCAGGAACTAAAGCAGAAGAACTAGACCAAGACATCAGACCTTATGTGACGATGTTCACGCCAGAAAATGTGTTTGATTGGAAGTACAAAAGATCGCCTAGCGGCAGGTTTGAACTGGAGTTTTTAAAGGTTAGGGAAGAAGTAAACTTTATTGATAACACTGAGACTGAATCCTTTTTCCGGGAGTGGACACCAGAGACAGTTCGTAGTTATCGCATCAGAAACGATGGCGTATACGCAGAAGAGATAGTGCCTAACCCATTAGGTCGCGTTCCTGCGGTGTTCCTACCCTCTAACAGATCAAACATCAGAGGTATTGGCATAAGCGATCTAACAGATGTTGCGCCTATGCAACGTGCTATCTATCAAGAGTTGTCAGAGATCGAACAACTAATCAGAATCAGTAACCACCCGACACTAGTTAAGACTTACGAGACTGACGCTAGTGCAGGTGCAGGTGCAGTAATCAACCTACCAGACGACATGGATGCCAATCTAAGACCTTATCAGATGCAACCTAGTGGACAGAACCTAGACGCTGTTAGAAACACTATAAACGACAAGGTAGAGGCTATTAACCGCATGGCTCACATGGGTGCAGTTCGTGGTAGTGAAGCAGTCAAGCAATCAGGCATAGCACTACAGACAGAGTTTCAGATGCTTAATGCCAAGCTGTCAGAGAAGGCAGATTTGCTAGAACTAGCAGAAGAACATTTATGGTCATTGTTCTGCGATTGGCAAGGACACGATAACAACATGGTAGAGGTGTTTTATCCCGATAGCTTTGATCTTAGAGACTACGACAAAGAGTTAGTATTCTTACAGCAGATGAGAGCGACTGGCGTTAAGTCTACGGTACTTGCACAAGAAGTTGATAAGAAGATAGCCGATCTATTGCTAGACGATGAGAAGCTAGCTAAAGCGCACCTAGAGATAGAAGCAAGCACTACTGCTGTTGGCGATTACAGTGACAAGACGCAGATATATGCTTACCACATGGATAGCGGAGTAGTTACAGCTAATGAGGTTCGTGAGAAGATTGGTCTTGAAGATGTGGCAGGCGGTGATGAACTGCTACAGCCAAAGGTATCACAACCCTCAGAGGCGTAGATGTCAGACGGATCACACGCAGACTTTCTAGCTAAACTATCGGAAGATCATCAGGCTAAACTAGGTGATGCGATTGTAAACCTAGAGGACAAGATAACTGACCTTTTGTCCGGTGCGCCTTTGACTGACGGTGAGTTCTTTGATCTTGAATGGGCAGTAGAGTCTAGGAATGAACTAAGAAAGATCATCGACAAAGAGTATCTTGAAGAAGTCGATAAGATCGTAAAGGACTATTCTGGTGTCGCAGAACGCGCTACAGATATGCTGTCAGAGTACGGTGACTTTACTAAGCTAGATACAGGCGTTGTCAGGCAGTTGCAGACTCTTACCTTTCAGGGTTTTGAGTCAGTAGGCGATCAGTATCTATCGGCTGTCTCTAAGGAGATATACGACATGACCTTAGTTGGCACATCGTTTTCTGATGCTGTTAAGAACGTCAGAGATACGGTTAGCGGCAATTTAAAGCGTTACGCAGATCAACAGGTGCATGATGGTCTAATGCAGTTTAACGCCAATGCTAACGTGGCTATCGGCAAGCAGTCAGGCGTTACTAAGTGGAAATACTATGGCGGTCTACAGGATAACAGTAGATCGCACTGTAGGAAGCACGTTGGTAAGGTCTACACTGAGGAAGAGATAGCAGAGATATGGTCAGGCAGTTGGCAAGGCAAGGCATCTGGCGACCCCTTTGTTGTTCGTGGTGGTTATAGATGTCAGCATCACTGGCGACCTGTATTTGATGAAGAAGTGGTATCTCAGGTAGTAGAGGAAGAACCAGTAGAACTAGACGAGCCGCCACAAGGTGTACCAAAGCGTCAGAAAAGAGTGGATGCTGAGAAGGAAATAAAGCAGAAGATTAAGCCTAAGTATCAAAGTGTAAAAGCAGGTGAAATGGGTGATGACTATTCTGCTTATCCAAATGTAGGCGGTATAGCCGCAGTGCGTTTTAGAAGGGATACTTATGACGCAAGAAAACATGGTCGGGATTGGATTGAATACAGCAGACAAGGTTTCGGAAAGATTGAGCATGAGTTCAACGATGACCTTGCAAGCGTTATGGTTGGTATGCTAGACGAAACTGCGGAACTTTCTGCAAAGTACAAAGTGCCACAGGTCAGAGGTCTCGATATATCAAAACGCGGTGTCGCAAGCATGGGCGATGGCGTGATGTGCCTAAACCCTAAGTACATGGATAAGTTAGCAACACAAGTTTATGTAACACCTGCTAACCGTAAAAAAGCGTTAGGGAAGGTTGACCAGTTAAGTAAGCAAAGACTAAAACAGCGTGAGGTTGTTGACAAACTTAAAAAAGAAAGAGATGAGTTGGAAGAATTGTGGATCAAGGCAGAAATGAACAATGCGCCACAAGATGAAATACGCGAACTAAGCAAAAAGGTATTCGCCGCAGACAATCAAGTGAGTTCTGCGTCAGTAGAATTAGGCAAAATAAATAATGCTATACAAGA